CGTACACACGCTGACGACATGAACGAGAGCGCTGTTGTTCACGCTAATGCGTATCGGCCGCTTCCTCCCATTCAATCTTTTGAACTCGGCGCCATGGAGCAGACTCAATTTGCCACAGCCGTGTGCTTTCTTGTCGATCTTGGCTACAACGTGCAAGATCACCCGATTAAATTTGTCGAATCGCTCGGGACGGGCATTTATGGCACAGCTTCTTGTGGCGAGATCACACTAACTCGCCATGCCTTTATCACTGGAACCAGGCAGCTTGCCATCACGCTCTTAGAGGAGCACTTGCACCTAACAACCGGCCTAAGTGACATGACTCGTGCTTTCCAGGATCGCATCTTGCACGAGCTTGTTATGCTTGGCGAACGGCGTGTTTTGGGACATGCGTTATGAGACCTTATCTCGGCCCCATTACCCTTAGCGACGGCCGTCAGGGGCGGCTCATTTGCGACGACGTTAAAGACGCATGGCCTTTATATGCCTTGATCTTAGACAAAAACGGCAAAGAATACGGAATGCCTTTTGACGAATTTGGTAGACAAGGCACCGCAGGAATTCATATAAAAAGCTGCGATTAAGCCTTATCACCCACTTGACAGCTTTCCATTCCCACTTCTAAGATGAGTCAAAATCCCATGCCAAAGCTCAAGCTCACAACCGCTGATGTTCAAATCATCAAACGCCGAATCTGGAACGGGGAAACCCGTGAGGCGCTTGCGAAGGAATTTAGCATTTCGGTTAGCGAGCTTTGCAGCATTGGAGCAGGGTTTAGGTGGAAAACCGTAGCATGGCCGGATGGCTCAGATGGAGCCCTCCCGGACGCGCGTAAAGCAAAGATAGCAAGCGCGAGATTGCGCTTGAAGGCTAAGTATAAGAAGCATATGCAACAGGAATTGCACGTGCGTTAAAAGCTAACCGTTTGAGGAGACCATTTCAAATGTCCGAATCCTTTCGCCTAACTCGTGAAATGCGTGTGACTCTCACAGAACGAATCCTTGCTCATCGTTTTAAAGAGCGTGAAGACGCTCTAAAATACCGTTTCGCTACACTCGCAATTGCCTGCTACAAAAAGCAGTACAACGCCAAGCAGATCGCACTTATGGAATCCCTTCCAGAAGGCTGGCTTCATACCAATACAGGTCTCAACGTCGCTTTTGGCGAAGCCAGTGATGGCTATGCGTTCTTAAGCTTTTCGCCTGCTTCCCCTGGTGCCTACATGTCACGCGACAACGGCCATACAGAATTCCGCTTCCCACGCTGTGACAAAGGCCAGTGTCGTCTTAAACTTCCCGACAACCACGCTCTTTCGACAACGTATTTTAAGCTACACAGCCAATGGGAAGAGCTTAAGAAGGAAAGGTCAGCCCTTTACAACGAAGTCCGCGGTACGCTCGGCTCTTTCTCTGCCACAAGCACGCTGTTAGACAAATGGCCTGAAGTTGCTCCCTTCCTTAAGGGCCTCGCGCCAGTTGTCTCGAAAAACCTCCCTGCTATTGTCGTCAAAGACCTTAACAAGCGGCTTGGCTTAACGACTGTAGTCGCTACGGCCTGATCCTTCTTCCCTGTACAACGCCTCTAACCCTAACCCCCTCTTCTGGAGTCCCACTCAATGCCCAAAACCCTCGTCCACGTCCGCCGGTCCAAAGCCGACAAAAACCCCGTCTCTGTCTCCTTCGATTTTGGAGATTCCTTGGCTGAATCCTCTGCCAAATTCGACGGCGCGCTGGCTATCGAAAAGGTCGTTCATGGTCTTTTTCTCACTGCCGCCAAGCAGCAGCTTCGCGATTTTGTTTTCAACCTCCTCGTCCCGGCCGCTCCCAAGCCGCGTAAAGTTCGTAAGCTGAAGAAGGGCGAGCTTCCCCCGCCTGTCCACGAAGCTCCCAAGCCCCTCACACCGGCTGAGATTCAGGAACGTGTCAACGCCTGGAAGCCCACGATTCAACGTCGTAGCAAGGCCACAGTGAACAAGGTGGCAAAGCTGGTTGGGAAGCTGTCTGAAGAAGAGAAGGCGGCTTTCTTGGCGCAGCTTGGTATCACGAATGAGGCTGAGTCTGCCGATGAAGCTGAACAGCACAAGCCTATTGGTGAAAGCCAGTACGACACTGAATAGCATTTCACGAAATTGCGGCGTGAATTAATACGTCGAAGTTTGAGGCTCCTGTTTCATAGCTCCGCCCCCACCTAGCTATGAGGCGCATGTTTCATAACTTGGGGCGGTCTCCGCCCCCAATCATTTTTTCACCCATTCCTTTTCAAAGGCGCTTCCTACCCATGTCTCAAACCACCACCTGTGTCCTCTCCTATCCGACCGAGCGCCTTGTTCTCTTTATCGACGGGTTTTATCTCTACAGCGCTGCGAAATCCCTTCGCCTCGATATCGATTACCGCGCTCTCCTCACCACATTCGCCCGTATCGGCCAGCTTATCCACGCCCAAAGCTATCACGCTGTTCTCGATACCCAGGACGATGAAGAAAACCCTCTCCGCCCTCTGCTCGACTGGCTTGCCTTCAATGGCTTTATCGTCAAGACGAAGCTGCGTAGGGATTTCACCGACAACACAGGTGCCTTTCGTACCAAAGCCAACGTCAGCGTTGAGATCGCTTGTGACATGCTTCAGGCAGCAGCTTACGCGGATCACCTCGTGCTATTTTCTGGCGAGAACGACCTTATCTATGCGGTCGAGGCGGTTCAAAAGCTAGGAAAGCGCGTGACGGTTGTAGCGAGTACAACGGCGCAAAACGCGCTCGTGGCGTTGGATTTAAGGAAGCAAGCCGATTGCTTCATGGAGCTTGAAGATTTGAGAAGCAAGATTGGGAAGACTGCTAACGGGAAGGTTTAAGAGGAACAAGCTGTTATGAAAATCGCAATAGGTCCGAAAGGTCATCAAACAATGATCCGCGTTCTGTTTCACTACTGTGGCTCCGGAAAACGCTGGGGGCGTAGCAAGTTCGCAAATGGGTACAGCCTTAGGCTTGGTTTATTCCATATGAGGATATGGTGGCCTCGTGGAAACGATCTCGGCAGCGACTACGCCCCAACCTGAGGAACATCTGATGGACTGGGGTAGGTGTAAAAACTGTGGCGGCTATGGTTATCTTCCACACCGTTGCGTCGAGTTTGAAGTCTGTTGCGAAGGCGAGGACACCTGGGACACGCAATACGGTGTTGATTATGAAGATGCGCTTGAACGTTGGGCCGAACAAGATGACTGTCAAGGTGATTACACGATCATCAAAGCTGGAGAGTGCGGTGATCTTCACGTGTTAATCCGTAATGCGGCACATCCTGAAGAAGTGAAAAGGTATCACGTTATTGGTGAGACTGTGCCGCAATATCATGCTTATGCAGCAGAAAAAGTTTGAGGAGTCCTTGTTATGCCTGACGAAGCAACCGCTTTGATTCCCCTTCGCCTTTACGATAATTCCCGTTTAAGCGACTATAAGAAGTGTCCAAGATACTTTTTATTGCGTCATTGCTACAACTGGACTCCCACACGCAAACGCCTTCCCCTGATCTTCGGCTCAAGCTGGCACGCCGCGATGGATGTCATCTGGCGCAACTACGCCGCTCCCAAACAGCAATTCGAGCGTGTGATCGCTGAAGCCTATGCTGCCTTTATAGCAACATGGCAAGAAAACGGGATGCCGCATCCTGACGAGCTTTCGCCTGATGAGATCGATGAATACACGCCGAGAATTCCTCAGATCGCGGAGGAAATGCTTTATAACTACATCGAGGCTCGGCAATATATCTTCAAAGACCCGACGTTCAAGCTGATCGATGTCGAACAGCCATTTGCTGTGCCACTTGATCCTGACAATGAATCGTTATGGTATGTCGGACGGCTTGATAAGGTTTTTGAACTGCGGAATAAGGTCCTTTTTGGCGAACATAAGACGACAACTTCTTACCGCAAGAGTCCCACTGTTCCATTCCGTTCCGAATATCTCGACTCATTCAGCCTTTCTAGCCAAATTGACGGCTATCTCTACAAGCAGCTTATGGAATACGGCGACAAGGCCGGAGGCGTCTACGTTGATGCCGCTTTGGTTCACAAAACCGTTCATGACGGCTTTACGATCATCCCAATCGATAAGAAATTCGCTCAGATCGAAGCTTGGCTTTGGACGGCGCATCAGTGGATTGCTGATATTGAACGCAATAAAGCCGTGCTGATCGAACGAAGCGCGCTTGATCTTAATTATCTAGCAGCGTTCCCGCAAAACACGGGAAGCTGTGGAAATTTTGCAGGCTGCGACTTTGCAGACATCTGCCGCGGCGTGGCGAATCCAGCTAAGCTTGAAGAGGTTCCTATGGGATTCAAAATTGAACACTGGAGTCCTTTTGACGCCATGAAGCTTGAAGCAATTGGCTTCACACCGGATCGCGCGGGTGAGCCACCAAGGCTTAAAGAGCATTTGATTTCGGAAGGTTGAATTTTTACACAAGGCAAAAGCTATGGACATTTCGCAGTGCAGGCCCGGTGTTGTCTGCCGTCATCATTCTGGGCGCGTCTACACGATCTTAGGCGTAGCAAATACAAAAAGCCTAGACTTTTCAAAATTCCCCACGATTGTTTATTATCGTGGAGCAAACGGTGAGGAATGGGCACGCCTGTTAAAGGATTTTGCTCCAAACTTTTCCGTTTTGTTTGATGGCGCAACTTTAGCTGATTGAGGAAAGCCTCTCATGTCTTCCAACGACACCATCCAGCAGCTTATCAGCTCCGTCATAGCGACCAAATCCCTCCCGCCCGACCCTCACCCCGAAGACCCTCGCATGGTCTCGGCTGGGGCCTTTATCAAACCCGATCTCCCGCACGACTATCTTGTCACAATCCGCTTAACGCCTAATGAATCTCCCGTCGAGACTCCTTTCACCGACCGCCATCTAGCACTCCAGCTCTACATGGCCGCACGAATGCGCTTTAACGATTTCTCGCAAGAGCCTGAGAACTTCCTTGTACGGATTTTCTGCGACGGCGAGGAGTTTTTCAATAACAAGGACCATTCGGCAAGAGGGGCGATTATAGGATCAGGCACGCCGATAAAGTCAGACAGGCGACTGCCATGAGGCGTGATTGGGAACTGTGGGTAGCGGGTGGTTATTTAATAGCTTTGGTGATTGCTTGCCTGATCGTTGTGCTTCATGTGAGGTTCCGATGAACGCCTTTCAAACTGCTGTAGACGCCTGGATGGCAGAAATCCTCGGCCCAGAAATCTCTGCCGACAAAACCGAACGTGTTTACCGTTTTCTTGAAGAAGCTTTAGAGCTTGTTCAAGCGCTCGGCTGTTCAAAATCCGACGTTCTTAAGCTTATCGATTACACTTATAACCGCCCAGAGGGTGAACCTGCGCAAGAAGTCGGCGGGGTTATGATGACTCTTGCTGCGTTGTGTTCAGCACACGGGATCAAGCTTGATAAAGCTGCCTGGGATGAGCGACATAGATGTTGGGAGCAGCGTAAAAGAATTCGAGCTAAGCAGTTAAGCAAGCCAAAAGGCTCTCCACTTCCGTAAGCTGTTGCGAGCTTGGCGCAGAAGCCAGCTAACCATCTTGAAGCTTTCGCTGCGGCATTTTGCAAAAGCACCGCGCTTGATCCACGTGATTGTGCGTTGGTACAGCAGACGGATGGAAACCTCATACGTTGGCGGTTTGAGCCTAAAGAGCGCAGGTCTTCAGTAAGCTAAGGAGTTCATCTAATGGAATGGCGCCGTTACGATTACAAAGACAAAGCAACTTGGCCGACTGAATCAGGCGCCTATCGTGTAATGGTAAGCGGCAATTCAGAAAGCTGCGACGGCTACACAGTTTTTGAATACCCTGACTATCCAACATGGGCCGATGTCTTTGAAGATGAAGATGACGACGGCAAGCCTTGTCTTCGATTCAACCAAGGCCCCTATGCTGAAGAGCCCGAGACTTTCTTTGCTTATTGCGGACCGTTTGCAATACCACCGCTGCCTGAAAATCTTTAAGGATCGATTTTATGGACATTATGCTTTCAGCCGAACAATCCCTCGCGCTAGACGCAATTGGCGAATGGCTGCAAAACCGTAGCAAGCCTTTCTTTATTCTTCACGGGCCCGCCGGGACCGGCAAAACCACGGTTGGAAAGTACATCGCGGCACTCCATAACGGCCCTACATATCATATGGCATTTACTGGCAAAGCCGTACAGGTCATGTGTTCCAAGGGCATGAACGCTAAAACCATCCATGGCTCTATTTATCTCCCAACAGCCGAGCGTCAAGAAGAAGCGCAAGGGCTTGAAACCGAACTTGCCCAACTTGCGGCAAAGGAATCCAGAACCCAAGCCGACGAAAAGCGTGAACACAAAATCCGCAAGCGCTTAGAAGAGCTTTATCAGCCCGATTTCGTCCTCCGCCCCGTCTCTCCCTTTGAACGTAACGGCCTTATCATCTGTGATGAGGTCTCTATGGTCTCGGCGCGTGAAGCTAACGATCTTCTCTCTTTCGGCCTTCCTGTCCTCGTTCTTGGCGATCCTGGCCAGCTTCCCCCAATCGAAGGCCAAGGGTTTTTCAACCGCAATCCCGACTTCTTCTTGCGCGAAATCCATCGCCAAGCTCTTGAATCCCCAATCATCCGCCTCGCCATGCTTGCGCGTGAAGGCAAGCCTTTGCCTTTTGGGAAATATGGCGAGTCCTCTGTTATCCACGCCCGAGACATCACGAAGGAAGTTGCGCTTAGGGCGACTCAAATCATCACAGGATCGAACAAGGCGCGAATCAACTTCAACAATGAAATCCGCCAGCTCCGCGGCTTCTCTAGCCGTTACCCGCTCGAAGGTGAGCAAGTGATGTGCCTTCGTAATAACAAGGCTATCGGTATCTTCAACGGCCAGACGTTCGATGTTAAGGCCGATACAGTTGACGATGATTCAAACCCTGATCTTTATATCAGGCTCTCGTTAGAGTCCGAAGGATTCCTCGACCCTAGCGTCAAAGTCCATCGCGAGTGCTTTCATGACATCGATAAGCTCAAGTCATGGCCTTACAAGCGGCGGTCTTATGCTAATGAGTTCACATTTTCATATGCATGTACCGTGCATAAATTCCAAGGCTCGCAAACGCCTCGTGTGTTGCTTTATCCTGATTTGTTTAAGTGGGATCGGGAGAAATACGCACAACTCACGTACACAGGAATAACCAGAGCGGTTGATTCAGTGGACATCGCGCTATGACACAGAGCCCCCGACCTTCTTACGTAAAAAAGCGTCTCGTAGTTCTTGAATCACCTTATGCTGGTGACATCGAACGCAACACTGCCTACGCGCGTGCCTGTGTGAACGACTGCGTTCATCGCGGTGAAGCTGTCCAGGTGTCACATCTTTTATACACTTTGCCCGGAATTCTAAACGACAACTCCCCAGAAGAACGCCAGCTTGGCATGGAATGCGGCTGGGCTTGGATGCGTGTCGCTGAAGCTGTTGTCGTCTATAGCGACTTTGGGATCAGTCCCGGCATGGCTTTAGGGATAACACACGCCCTAAGCCTTGGCCTGCTTATCGAATATCGAGTCCTCTCTGACAAGCTTTGGGCACCATTCAAATGACTCCAATCGATCTTGGTACGTACAAAATGCGTAACGGCCTCACAGCCACCGTCATATCGATCTCACGTCGCGTTCCCTGTACAGACAAAACCACCGGTGCCCACGGCTTTGTAGACATCGCTTGGGGCGTTGATAGCTTGAACAACACGCATATGTGGGACGTTGCAACTGGCGCACGGCCTCCCTGCGCAGAAGACGAAACCACCCCGCTAGACCTTATCGAAAGGATTTCAGAATGAAAGCGAAAGCTGTCTTTACCCCGACCGACGAACAGCTCCGCCGTGCTTATACGTTAAAGCCTTTGGCACAGGCTATTATCGATACGCGAGAAGCTGTCATACGTGCAGAGACTGTATTAATGAAGGCTAAAGCTGCTTACAAAGACGCTGCGGCGGTAAGCGTAGACGTTCAGATTGAGACGCTGGTTTTTTCCAACGACCTTTGCAAGAATCTCGTCGCCAGCTACTGTGTTTATAGCAAAGGGGCTGACTCAGCCGAGCCCGTCTGTATCTTTTGCGGCTCCTCGCCAAAGGCTCCTTAGCCATGCCTATCCAAACACTCGAATTCATCAGCCGCGCTTTTGCGCGTGCTCATCCTAACGATCTTTTCGTCTTCGGTGATAACCTCGCACGTAATGGCTTTGGCGGACAGGCTAGGGAAATGCGTGGGGAGCCTAACGCTATCGGACTGCCAACAAAGCGCTTGCCCTCTATGCGTCCTGAAGCTTTTCTATCAGATGCCGACTTGTCTGAGATCACGCGTGTCATCGCCGTCGATTGCTTGCGCCTTATGGATCAGCTCAAGCATGGCGGCGTTGTTTTTATGTCCTCTCACGGTATTGGAACAGGCCGTGCGCGGCTTGCAGAAAAAGCGCCAAAAATCTTCATTTACTATGATGACTTTTTCGAAACCCTGCGAAAAATAGCAAAACAGGCCGCCCCTCCCTCTTGACTCAGCTGTCTATCTTTTCGTAGAACTCTCACCCCTAAGAAGACTTTTCATTTATGGCAAACGCCAAAGACCTTACCACCGCTAACACCTTTCAACGCATTCTCGCAGTCGGCCTTGGCGGCGCAGGCAAGACCTCACAGCTTTTAACGCTTCCAGGAAAAGTATTTGGCTATATTTTCGATCCGAGTGCGCTTGCCTCCTTGGCAGGCCACGATATCGAATATGCGCTTTTCCTCCCCGAGGCGGCAGAACTCGACGCCACGTTGAAAGGCTTTAATAAGAACGCAAGGCCCGACGACAAGCCGAAAGGCGCACGTGAGCCAACTGTTTATTCACGCTGGGTTGAAGACTTGAATCAACGTGAGAAAGACGGCTTTTTCAAAACAATCGACTGGCTTTATCTCGACTCTCTCACGCTGCTCAAAAGCGCCTTGATGGACCGGCAGCTTTGGATCAATAATCGCTATGGCTCTATCGAGGACCTTGGTGATTATCGTGTCACAGGCTCTAAGCTTGTCGAGGTTCTCCGTTCCGTCTTTTCTCTCCCAGTCAACATCTTCTGCACCGGGCATTTAACATCCTATCAGGACGAAAAGACTAAAAAGATCGAAGTCCAAGTCGATCTCCCCGGCAAAGCGCGTTTAATGCTTCCCTTGTTGTGCTCAAACATCTGGGAATTCCGCGCCACCACTGAAGATGAAGAGCGTTACAACATGCTAACCCGCCCGGAAGTCCGAGGCTTCCAGAGCATCCGTTCTTCTATTAAAGACCTCCCTCCCGTCATCGACGTGACGATCAAGGACTTCTCTCATCCCGGCGACTACGGCGTCGGTGCAATTCTCGCCGGAAAAATAACCAAAGGCATGGCTCTTTCCGGCAATTCCAAGCCAGAACGCCCAGCCTTAAAAAAGCTCCAAACTCTCCCTGCTAGCGATTCGAGTGCCGCCAGCAAAGAGCCCTCCGCGTCCTAACCGCACTCACTCAATCAGGAGACTCAATTCATGCCTCTTATCCGTGACGACGAAAACTATGCCGATTTGGAAGACAAGACGATTTCCAAGGAAGGCGAATATCCGCTCCGTATCATCAAGGGCGAATACAAGGCGACCAAGGCCGGTGACAACCACATGATCGTGGCGACTCTCTCGGTCGAGGGCGAGGAAGGCGAAGGTGTTGCGCCGTTCCAGCATTACATGACTGTCCCGTCTGCCGATGGCAAAGGCCAGTATGACCGTATGCGCAAGCGTGATCTCGTGCGCTTCTTGGTCAAGTTTGGCGTTGATCCCAAGGCGTTTGATCCCGAAGAAGACGCGCCTCAGCTCGCCGGTCTGACAGCTACGGTGCTCGTGAAGCTCGAAAAGGGCGACGATGACGAGTTTTACCCGCGTCTGCGCCTGCCGCGCATCGCTTAATCGGCGGTTTGCGGAAGGCTTTTTAGGGCGTCAGGGGTTTTGTGTTTGTACATGTTCCTCTGACGCTCTTTCTTCCTCCTTGGAGATCAGTTCCTCATGCCAAAAGCTCTTATTTCCCGTGGCCGCGAGAAAAAGCCCATCTTAGGCAAGAACGGCCGAGTTTTAACCGTTAAGCATCTGGCCGAAAAGGATTATCAGACTATCCACCAGTTGCCACACGGCTTTAGGCAAAAAGTCCTAAAGGCTCTTCTCGCCTGTGCGACACAGCGGTCTAAGCGTTACGGCCCCGGCTGGCACCTGAAGCTCTTGTCACAGAAGACGCTCTAACATGGCAATCGTGCGACTGCCTCCCAAAATCGCGCCTGTCGTCGCTTCTAAGGCAGTCTCAGCGCCCACACGTTCTTTAGTTCTCCTCTCTAAGCCAGCCGCGTCTTCCCCACCTGTAGCCGCACCTGTAGCAGCCTCTGAGACGTCTCAGCCCGCCCCTCTTCCTCCCCCGGCTCCCACTCCCGTCTCTGTCCCTCAACCGCCGCCAGCCGCTTCCGCTGCTCCTTCTGGCCCAGAAATCACGGCCGCAGCGGCTAAGAAGCTGGCCCAGATCGGCGGGGACTTCCTAGCCCTCTCTCCCGAAGCAGCCTTAGCAGCTGTCTTGGAAACACGAGAACGCCGCAGCCAGCGGCAGGTGACGATCTCGGCTACCAAGCGCAAAGCACCTAAGCCTCCCAAGGCGCTTAAATCGATCAAGGTTCCTAAAGAGCCTAAGCTGCCCAAAGCGCCAAAAGTCCCCAAGGTTCCAAAGCCCAAAAAGCGAAAAGGAAAAATCGATGAAACAAGCGAAGAAAGTCACAGTGACACGTCGAGTAATTCGGTCGAAGCGTTCGGCGAAGAAGGTATTTCACAAGAATGAAGAGAAGGCTTTTTTTGAAGAAGCTCTTCAACATGTAGCACGTTCCCAAGCTGCGCTAGCCGCAAATTCTGAATCGAACAATGAGCCTGCAACACCTATAGCTATTACGCTTCCGCGTGAACAGCTCATTGCCTCCGCCAAAGAACTCATCTGCACCGACCGCAATTACTCCTACGGCGATCCGATGGAGAACTTTGGCGTCGTAGCAGCGTTGAAGGCTACTTTCTGGAGGGCCATACAGCGTTCAAAAAACACAGCCCTTGTTGAATGGCGTCCGGCAATCCATTCGCAAAATAGCGCCTTCGGTCACGCTATCGACATGATCCTCCTCAACCTCGCGCGTCTCGCTACCTCTCCTAAGAGCGTCTACGAGAAAGATCGCTTTCTCGACTTGATTGGCTATTCCGCCCTAGCTGGAGAAATCGTTGAGCGTGTCCGCGCCGAAAAGCCCTAACTACAATGAACATCCCACATGTCAAAATCGAGCGTCGTGTCTTCCACCCGATCAACGCCTGCCCTCCACCCTTCCCTCAAGCCCATCCGCTTGTGCATTTCATTTATGTCCAAATGCTCAACGAGCGGATGTCACGAGCCGAGGTAGCGCGTAGGGCAGGCTTAGCCGTCGCTACAATGATTTCTTGGTGGAAGGCGCCAAACAAAAAAGGAAAAGGCGGCATTGCGATCCAAAATCTCGAAGCCGCCCTTGGCGTGTTTGGTTACGCTTTAAAACCCACCCCGCTCCAAGATCAAACCATCGCTCCGCCTAAGCGCAAGCGCAAAACCGGTCCTCAAAAGAATTTCACGCTTATCCCTTTGGAGAAGCTTCCTTGACAACCGAATACGAAGACGGCTCAGACGATGCGCCTATTTGTCTCTTGGGAGAAGCACCGTCTTTTGTCGAGATGAAAGAGCACAAGCCCTTTGTCGGCCCGGCTGGTGAAATCCTCGAACGTTGTATGCACTCAGCTGGAATCCCTCGACGTAACTGTCGAATCCTAAACGTCTTCGAAACCCCAATCGTCAAGCCGAAAATCTCCAAAGGCAAAATCTTCAACCGTGACGGGGAGCTTCTCTGGGCTCCTGGCAAAGGCTTTACCGAAGCAGGCCACGCTGCCACAGCTTCCTCTCTCATGCGCCTTCGTCGCACGACTTCTAACGTTATCGTCCCTATGGGTGGGGTTGCCTTAACCCTCGCTCTCGAAGCGCGTTCGATTACAAAATGGCGTGGCTCAATTATCCCAGGCGGTGAGCAAATCAACCACCGCAAGATTGTCCCTACAATCCACCCTTCTGCTGTCCTGCAAGGCAAATATGAATACCGCTATCTCATTATCAACGACCTCAAGCGCGCCAAGCGTGAGAGCGCTTATCCTGACATCCGCCCGATCAAGCGCAATTTAATCATCGATCCCACTTATGAGCAGTGCATTTCTTTTCTCGAAAAATGTCTAGACGCCAAGCTTGTCAACACCGACATTGAGCTTCTTCATGGGCACATGGATTGCTTCTCTCTCGCTATCGATCCCTTAGAAGCCATCTCAATCCCAATCGTCGATGCGACGTTTGAAAGCCGCTGGAGCCCAGAAGAAGAGCTTAAAATCTTCCAACTCTACGCTCAGATCATCGGCGCACCCCATATTGCTAAGGTTAACCAAAACATCACCTTCGATTTAGCGACTCTCCTTCAGCTTTACAGAATCGTCCCTCGTGGTGTTGTCCATGATCCTATGGTCGCACATTCGATTATGTATACGACTTTGGATAAAAGCCTGGGGCTGATTTGTTCTATGCACGCCGAAGAGCCTTATTACAAGGACGACGGGCAGCTTCACGACTCCCCAACCGTGGCGGATTTTACCCGTCGCTGGGAATACAATGCGAAAGACTCTGCGATCTCGTTAGAAAGCTGGCTTGCCTTAGAACCCTCTATCGATCCAGAAGGCTATCGTGCTACCTACGACATGACGATAAACGTTGTTTCATCGCTTATTTACATGATGGCGCATGGGATTCCTGTTAACGCTAAGGCTCTGATCGCTACACGCGAGGAAGCAAACGCACAACTAATCGCAATTGTTGAGCGCTTGAGAAAGAGCTTTAACCGACCGATTCTCACAGAGGCCCCTAAACGTGCGGCTGATAAGCGTGCGGCTATTGCGGCTAACGCTATCAACATCAACTCTCCCGCACAGCTTTGCGCTTATTTCTATGGTGAAAAAGGCTTGCGTCCTTATAAAAACATGGCAGGCGCCCCAACTGTTGATGACAAGGCACTCACGCGAATCGCTTCACGCTTCAGCTTGGAAGAAGCTCGAACACTCCAAGAATATCGCAAGATCGATAAGATCATCTCGACTTATTTGAACGTCCGCTATGACGTGGATGGAAAGCTAAGAAGCTCGTTTAATATCCGGGGAGCTTGGACAGGGCGGTTAAGTTCGTCGCAGACTGTGTTTGAGACAGGCTTGAACTTCCAAAACCTCCCGATTGTGTTCCGGCAATTTATGGAGGGGGAGGGTGTTGAGGCACATCCGCATTTGGAAGAAATTATGAAAATCCCTGAAAGCCAACTCGAATGGAATCCCGAACCATGAAAACCTTTCTTATCTCTGCCCTAACTTGCTTCCCAAGCTTCAACTCCCCTACCGAAGATATGGGCCATCGTGCAGCAATCGTTGCAGCAAATTCGCAACAAGAAGCTATCGGGATTTTTGTGCTGGATGCTTTTAAAAGCAGCCCCTGTGCAATCACTGATGTGAACGCTTCCGAGCTTGGGGATGACGGTGTTCCGGGCTTTAAGCGCGTTGTGGAAGAAGTTATGAAGCCTATCCCCCTTGAAGACGCGCATGGAGAGCTGCCAGCCGAAAGCCATTCCTAATGCACGACACAGCGCGCGAACTCGGCAAGCTCTTCCTCAGCCTCTACCATTCCCCCTCTTGTACAACCATCCTCGACTTTGGCGCCATGAACATCAACGGCACCTTGCGCGACTACTGCCCACCCGGCGTGACCTATCTTGGCGTTGATCTCTCCCCCGGCCCGGACGTTGATCTAACGCTCGACGCCTTCAATTCCCTCCGCTACCCTTCCACCCGCTACGACCTCATCCTCGCAACTTCCGTCTTTGAGCACGACGCCCTTTTCTGGAACACCTTTACCGAACTCTGTTCCCTCCTCTCGCTCCAGGGCGCCCTTTATCTCAACGTCCCCTCAGACGGCAAAGTCCACCGCCACCCGCTTGACTGCTGGCGCTTCTACCCTGACGCGGGCTTGGCGCTTCAGCGTTGGAGCGTGCTTGCAGGCTGTCCTGTGAGGCTTATTGAGAGCTTTGTTGCGAATCAAGGAGGCGAGGGCTGGAGCGATTTTGTTGCTGTCTTTTCCCCTAGCGCGCTGATGCCTAGATTGGCGAACGCTTATGGCATGAGAAATCTAACACATTACCAAACTGGACAATGATTCATGCTTCTTAACTTTGACCTTTCGGGTGCCGAGTGGAACGTGGTCGCTTATCTTTCCCAAGACCCAGGGATGCAAGCTGTTGTGCGCTCTGGGAAGTCTCCCCACATTGTCACGGGGGCCAAGATCAGCGGGCTACCTGAAGACGTTGTAAAGAAAGAAGCGTCAATTATCGGCGACCTGAATGACCCAATTCATATCTCAGAGCTTCGGCAGACAGAGCTTAAAGGACTTTTGGACGGTGCTAAGTTCCTGCCGCGCACGATGTCTATTCGTCAAGCCGGTAAGAAGTGCCTTGTAGCTGGAACAGAAGTTCTCACACCTGAAGGTTGGGTAAAGATAGAGGATGTAAAGCAAGGCGATAAAGTCCTACAATGGGATGCTGGAGAGCTTAGCTTTGTAGAGACAAGCGCTATTTATAAATATGCTCTAGCTCCAGCTGAGGAGCTTATAGCTTTAAAAGGCCGACATTTTAGCCAGACTGTGACAGCAAACCACCGCTTGCCACTAAAGCATTTGAAAAAATACTTCTTCGAAGAATGTACCGCCGCCACACTGCCTGAAAACTGTACGTATGGCATACCGTTATCTGGAAACCTAAACAATAAAACAAGCCTATTAAACGCCTACGAGACACGCTTACTTGTCGCTATTCAAGCAGACGGCGTTATCAACCCCTACGGACAGGTAGTGTTCAAATTTGCAAAGGAAAGAAAACGCGATAGGCTTGATAGTATTTTAAGCGCTCTCGGAATCAGCGTAACGATCACTAAGGGAAACCAGTTTCACATCCCACGCGGTCCTATAATTGACAAGCTTGTGAAGTTGCTAACAGGTGGTTTTGTCTACGAACGTCAGGAACGCCACGCTGTAAAAACCCTTCGTCATGGAGCGCTTTTAAAAAATTACGGCCTTTATCTTTTACAGCTTGGTATTACAGAACTACAAGCTTTTGTTAATGAGCAACAATTCTGGGACGGGCACAACCGAAATGGTGGTGCTTGCTTTCAGGCTTTTACGACAAACAAGAACAACGCTGACTGGATACAGACCATAAGTCATCTGTGTGGGTGTCGTTGTACTTTAATAAGTCGCGAACCAACTGGGGGATTTGGAAAAAAGACTCTTCATTGGTTGAGCATTGGAAAGGCTGACACTACCACAACCTCAGTGCTAAAACGTAGTAGCGTAAAGGCCGATAGCGTTTACTGTTTGACAGTTCCAAGTGGATTCTTCATGGTTAGATATGAAAGTATCATAAGTATAAGCGGTAATAGCAATCACTCGCTGAACTACAGACTTGGTTATCGAACATTCGCACAGCGCAATGAAATGGATGAAAAGGAAGCGCAAAAGATCGTAAATCTATACCGCGGTGAACGCATCGGGTCAACTATCCGCGGTGGTGCCTACCCCGAGCTAAATCACTGGTACGACCGGATCGATGAGCAAATCCGCAAGACCCGTACCATGACAAACTGCTTTGGGCGGAAGATGTATTTCATGGGCCAAATGGGCGATGATCTCTTTCGAGAAGCCACCGCGGCCGTCCCGCAGTCAACCGTCGTGGATATCACCAATCGTGCGATGCCTTTGATGCTTAATGACAGCTCTCCAGCTTTTGAGCCTGCGAAATTGCTCGCACAGGTTCACGATTCAACACTTATCGATTATGTCTCGATGGAATTTCACGCCATGGCGCGGTTTGTTATAAAAATGGGACTCGATTATCTTAGCCCAACGCTCGATTATGGCGAGCCTTTTAAGCTTGGCGTTGATCTTAAAGCGGGTGTTAATTGGGGCGAGAGTATGAAAAAGATAGACATGACTCCTGATGAAGATGTCATGGCTGAACGCTTAAAACTATGTTGGAAAGCTTTTAGCCTCATGTGATAGCATCTGTCACCGCCTCAAGCAGCCATTTCGTTTCGATTCGGTTGGCGCTGGCGTTGATCTGGAGAAAGGAACTGAGGGATGATCCTGGGTCACTCATGTCATTTTCCTTCCGGTTGCGGCGCGCTCGCCAGAGCGGTCACAAACTCCTGCGCCCTGGATACCATGTCACCGACGCTGCTCATGACTTACCTCTACGTTTGTACTGCGAATATGGCTGAGGGCAACCCCCGAACAGCGCATCCACTATTGCTTTTTTACAGGTTCCTGGTCAGATATTTGAGCACTGTATTGCGCCATTAGTTCAGTGTATAGATTCGTAATACCAGCCCGATTCGCGTCGGCAAGGGTGATCCTACCCACACCGTCGAGAATAATAGCAGCATCAGATCGTTTCATTTTCAGTGTAATGACCTGATCGGCTCTTGGACGCGGTTGTGGAACAAGTATATCGGCAGAAAATGCAGGTACTATGACCATCAGTATGAAGGCCACGCAATACGCTTTTTTCATTTTGGGCATACCTCTTTCCTGCTTGGTTTCGGAAAATGGGGGAATAGAAAAAACGCGTTATACGCGCGAACTGGCTTGGAGAGTTTGCATTCCAAAACGATTTTGTACGACCCGTCCGCCGTATAATCTCGGATTTGCACAACCGAAGTTGTCAAATCTGCTGAGATGCTATCAGCAGGCACCGCGTAAACCAGACCGGCGCTATGCTGCGGCGGCAGAGTTTCTGCACTTGCGGCAGCGCCCACGATCATTGCCGCAATTACCGCTATGATCCGCATTGATGGCCTCCTAACAGGTTGTTGTTGTTCCCATATAAACGGCTTTTGTAGTGCCATCTATACAAAGCATATTTTTTCCAGTTCCAGTTGTTATCGTTGGAAAATATATCAATTGTGTGGCTTCAATACGAATGGCGGCTGTCCCGTTCGTCCCAAAGACCAGATTTGCCGCTGAAGGTTCGCTGCGGATGAATGCGGGATTTGTATATTGTGCACTACCTGCCGCGGTGTAGAAATCTACTTCTGCATTATACCCAGAATTTGTTACATCAAGACCAACAATGGTCGCAGCGTTTGGCTTTTTAATCGTCGCGGCTACCCCAACAATGGGGGCTTCCCCAACGGACAAAGAGGCTAACATCGTATTTGCGTCAGGAGTCCATCGCACAGCAAGGGTCCCGCCGTTTGCCCCGGTTCCTGAAACAGTACCAGTATTACCTGTGCGTAATTCCACAGTGCTACCGGTACCTGTGCCCGTCCCGCGGGGAAAAGCCACCTGGATATTGGTGGCATTAACGTTGGCGGTGCTGCCGCCTGATAGGACATATGGAAATTTCCAAATAATGGTTGTGGGTGGTGCGGTATCGCCAGTCGCATCGGCGTGAGGTCCGATGTTCCAGGTATTTGGGGACCAAACGGCGCCCACACCTGCCGCCCCGCTGGGTGTGCTACCAAAATATATCTGTGCATTTGCCGGAATAAATAGTAGAGCAAAAATTCCGGCCACGAGTGTGCGTTTCATATTAATTGCCTCCCACGTTGTCGTTCATACCCGTCACTGTGATCGTCGGTCTCGGCCATGACCCATTGTTTGCGTCGGGAGTCAAAAACGACGAAACACCACCCACGTTAGCATCGTAGATGCGGTAGTCAACGGTGTACACTCCACCCGTTTGGATGTTTAGCGGTAGAGGAAGCGGCACAGAGACACATTTTGTTTCGCCGGGATTAACGCCAGTGGCGAGTGGAAACTCATACACTCCTGGGGATACTGTCGAGCCTGCCGCTGAAAAAACAAAAGATGCCATTACTTTCGAGTTACTGTCAGCAACGAACGCAGCGCATGCCCGAACGCTAATCTCGCCCAAAGGCGGAGTTAGCCCTAGACTGGCGGGAGAATAGGCCGAGGCATTAGCTGGCACGCGAAAGGTAACCGCTCCATATGATGTCGCGGTCTTTGGTATCGTAAGCCCACTAACGAGATCAGCGATCAGATTTTCGCGCGCAACGAGTGAATTGTTGTTCAGCAGGAATAGTGGAAACCCTCCGCTAATTATTACTGTTCCGGCAGCCACGCCTGCCCCTGTGATTGCCTGTCCCGATTGCAGTTGACCGTAAGCTACGTCTGATGTCGACGCATGCAAGTAGTTTCCCGAGTTAGTACACCCAGAAACGTCGCCTATGCACCCCACAAATTGAGCTGTTCCTGCTATTTTTTCGCGCACAATCCCAGGAACAGCCGCAGTCGTTTGCGCGCCGATTCCTATAGTTGCAGGGTCTGCCGAAGTCGCAGAACCACGCCGCACATAAGCCTGATCGCCACTTTCAGGCACGGCAATGTAAACTTCTTGGGCGGCCCATGTTGACGGATACGCTGCAAAATAGGTCTGCTGATCACAGCGATCCTTGGACCAGTAGGGGCGGTCCGGTAAAAGCAAACAGACGCGACCAGACTTTTGATCTAGTGTAAACGCTACTGAGAATAATGTGTTTTCAGGGATCATGGTGTCGAGAATGCCAGATAAATTTGCATCCCCCAGCAAGGCACCCGTATTATCAATGTACTCTGCGATGTAAGACGTATTTTGTGTAACAAGATGCACCGCCGCACACGGCAGTGAAGGAGGACCGGTCCATGTTCCGTAGTTCTGACACCATGCCACAAGATCAACCGATGTTGAGGCGCTAGTTCCTG